AAAGATAGAAGGTAATCCAGTAATCTCATTTTGATACGAATTTTGAACAGTTATAAAGTCCGTATCAGCAGTTGTAATATTAGCACCAGATACAAATATCTTGTTTTGAAGCCTGTCTACTGCTAATACACGTCTAGTTTCGCCACCTGCTTTGATGGTACCGTCCTCTTGCCTTATATCAATAGTCAAGCCTTCTATAAGGTATTTGGTGCTATCTACAGACAATAATGTAGTGTCTGTATTAACACCACAAGTAGCAAGTTTACCAGTGCCGTCTGTAAAAAGCTGTCGACCAAAGTTAAACTTAGCGGCTCTTAACAAGCCCTCGATTTCAGCTGATAAAAGCCTAACAAATGACCCTGCATTGTCTTTGGATGCCTTAATAGACTTATCAGATAACTCTATTGTGTTGTACAAGTTCTTTGTATCAGACACAAACTGGATATAATTATTACCACCGGCCTTAGGTAGCGGGTCTGTTTCACTTCCTGCACCAACGCCACCATTAACGCCATAAGGTGCAAGTTTCCTAACTTCTTTACCAGTTATGTCTTTGCTAGATGCTTTGATTTCGTTATAGAGAGGATTTGTCTTAGTGTTTAACTGATCTCTCACAACGTTTAAGTAAACAATTTTCATCGCTTGATCAGCGGTTTGCATTGTAACTGCCATGCAATCAACTCCATTTCAATTAGTTTTTATTTTTTGAATAAAGCAAGCGCTAATTTGTTTGCTTCATCCATATTCTGTGGTCTTTTAGGCGGAGTTACTGGTACCTGATTACTTGTTGGTTGAGTGCCAATAGTAACTGGCGCATCACCGCCCTGTACCTGTTTTAGGTAATCTTCTATGATCTTGTTACGTATTTGTTCGTTTGATAAAATGTTTTGTTCGACGAATTGACTATCTTGTAACAATTCGTTTGGATCAGCAACACCTGAAGCACCTTTGGCCATTGCATAAGCCATTTCAAGCCCACGAGGATGATTTTTAAGCTCTGGATATTCTGCAAACACGTTCACCATTGCATCTTGATACTGCTCAAGGTCTGGTGTTTGTTCGGCAAAATCACTTACACGTTGGTTCCATTGTGCCTGGCCAGCTATATCGTTAAGGCTTTGTTTAACTGGCTCTAATTCAGGCTCTAGTGTATGAGATATTAATTGCCTTAATGCTTCTATTGGTTTTTCATAAAACATTTCCATGAACTCTTCGTCACTTATTCGTGGTTCCTCTGGCGCTTGATTAGCATTTGCCTGACCTTGCATTTGTTGCAACATCCCAATTAACTGTTCATTCTGCGCCTTTAAGTCTGCCAAGTCCTGACGATTTTGTGTGCTCATTTTTTCCATTTCAAGATAGCTTTTGACAAAATCATCTTCGTTGTTGAATTTGTTTACACCTAATCGTCGCAACTTATCAACGACTGGACTACTCTGGGGGCCTTGTTTTTCTGTAGGTTGTCCCTCTACATCCTGCTGTTGTAAGCCTTGTTGCTCGTTTGGTGCATCACTAGTTTGAGTGTTTGGTTGTACCTGCTGTGCTTGCTGCTGTTCTTTTGGTTGTTCTTCTTGTTCGGCCGCTAATAGCGCCATTAACTGTTCTTCAATATTCTCGCTATCATCTTGCTCATCTGCAAATAACTGAAGATCAATAAAATGATGGCGTATTGGGTTATCGAACTTTGTTTTATACATAATAATACCTCCTGGCATATGGTTGTCCTTTCGGGCCATATGTTTTTATATATGTCAATCAGGGACTATGCCCTGTTGCATAAGCATTTGTTTCTGCATTTCAAGTTGGTTTTTTAAATCAATAGCCTTTTTATGCATTTCGATATGTTCGGCCAACATATTCGCCAAGTCTGGCTGTTCCTCTAACAGTTTTTCATAATCACCAGATAACATGTAGTAAGTATGTTCTTGTACGTGTAATTCATCATCATCTACTTCGCGAATTTGTGGTATTACACCGTTTTCAAGCTCCATATTCTCACGTTGTGCGCGTGTTATTTGTAATTCGTCTATATCATCACTTGACTCCCAATTGCCCATATCAAATGCTTCCAATATCTTAGAACGCATACGCTTAGTCATGTGCCCTGTTGTAGGATCAATAAATAAACCTTCGTGCATTAAATCAAAGATCATTTGCTTTCTTTGTGCAGGCGTCTGTGTTAACTCGTTTTCTGTTTCTAGTGCTATATCATCACTCGTTATATCATTATTAGTCCACACAGATACTAAAACATCACCATTAACGCCTACAAGCCTTGCCATACGTGGACCTACTGCAAATTGTTTGTATAGTCTTAACCACTGCTTGCCTACTTTTAAAACTGCAAACCTTATATTTTCTGCGCTTAATGATAATCTTGTATCGTCTTGTTCAGTTAATAACTGCAACGCAACGCCAGAACCGGCACCGCTAGGTGCTGCTGAATTTCTGCTTATCTCAGATACTCCAGAAATCAAAATAAACTCATGCGTTAACTGATCTTCATCTTGTGCAAATTGTGGTGGTATACTTTGACCTTCCAAAAATCTTGCAGGTTCTTTCCCTGGTGTCCTTATTAGGATTTTACCAGGGCTCAAACCTTCTTCTTCTAGGTCGTCCATGTCCTCGTATGCATCTGATTCTACGTCTAGTACACCAAGTGCTAGTCTGTTTAAAAACTCATGTTTTCTGTTTTTGACTGCATTATATGCACGCTGAATAGGAATACAGCGCTCAATAATGGAAGTACCCCAAAAGCATCCAGTTTGTTCGACACATACCTGACGTGAAAAGGGAAAATCTCGTTTAAAATCCTCGCCAACTGCAAATGGCAGCGAACTATAATGTAACAGCTTATTGCCTGCAACAATAATTAAACGGCCTTCAGGATATTGCTTAGAGGGTCGTTCATAATACTCAATTACTATCTGATGATTTTTTTTAGTTGATGATGTAATCTTAGGCACTGTTGATGTATAACCAAGGCCGCCTGTACCAATATCAGTGCTCATAAGTGAAAAGACATCTACTTCTTCACCTTCTAGTTTTACACCCCATATTTCTTCTATTTCTGCGACATGATATGGCTTTGCATGAATAATTGACCTGCATTCTGAGATATCTTCATTAAAATTACTATCAGGGAATATTTCATATGGTGGTACAACGGTTGTAATTACCTCGCCCTCAAATATTGGCTCATTATTAATCATGCCCAAAAGCTTGCCTGCATTTTTATCCCATATAGTCTTATAAAACACAGTACCACATACTTCACTCCATCCATTGGCACGCTGTATCAATTTTGACATTGCTAAACGCTTATATGCACTCTTAACTATACTAGTACAAACCTTAGCCGTTGATACGTCCTCCAAATCGTTTGTAGAAGGCCTAACTATCATTGCGGGGCGTACTCTACTTAACTTTGCCAGTCTTGTTTCGACAATTGGAGCAATATGGTTATATACTTCGCGTTCTTGCCACCAGTAGATCCTGTCATACTCTTGTATTTGTTGCATTTCAAAGTTTATATCACAGTATTGGTTACCGGCTAAAAAGTTTGAATTTAGCTGCCATTGCAATTCAAATGGTAGTCTGTCTTGCCTGCGCTGTTCAAACTCTTGCTTTACCATGCGAACAACTTCGTCTTGGTAAATCTCGTCTTTGATATCCTTAATTTCCTGCTTATTATCATCGTTATTGTTTTTGCCAGGTTTAAAAAAACCGGCTATAGTTTCTTTTATATCGTCTAGCATGCATCATACCCCCTTTATTCAGGGTTTTTGTCCATGTTTCTTTTAAATGCGTTTGGTATTTTAGATACCTTGCTCCGCTTGTGCTTTGTTGGTATATCAAAGATAGCATTACATATATTCTTGCGCTCCACGTGGTGTAAAATCTCCTGAAATATAATATAAAAAATGAGTAGAACAACAATGTATTCTATTTTCATTTTTCATCCTCCAATAACTTGATAAGGTCTGATTTATTAAGGTTTGAATAGCCAGTAAGCCCTTTGTCTTTGGCCATTGCCCTTAAATCACGAATACCAAGACTGTTTAGGTCTATATCTTTTTGTACTGATCCCTCTACTGCTGTATTATCACTGTTTATCATGGACTGTATATCCTTTCGGTTTAAAACCATATCTATTGGTGCGTGATTGATAATGTCTTGCAAGCATTCGTTGCAAATATTGTGGTATATGTTAGCCGGTTCTCCTGGTACACCAATAGATACTGCTGCTAGATTATTGCATTTATAGGTGTCACACAATGTATTATAGTTATAAGGCATAATCTTTACTTGTCCCATTTATAACAACCTCCTTTGGCGTTGTAGTTTTTTAGCCTTTCTGTCTTTGTACTGCTCTAGCGCTGTCTTTTGTTGTTGTACTGGTTTAGATTGTCTTTTGTGGTAAGATATAAGGCCATAGCCCAATGCATCATAGCAGTGGTCTATATCACAATCTGCTACCTTTTCATGGTCCTTTTCGTCTACCAATAGATCAGGAAGAGTGTTGATTGTATGCTTACAGCTGCTAAAGATTTGTAGCTTTGCTGTTTTCCCTCCCATACCATCATCATACGGTTTTAAGTACTCATGCAGGGTTGCTTTTCTTAGCCGTCTGTCTGTTTCTGGCTTAATAAAACCGTATTTAATACCACCATCCATGTAGTAGTCAATAAGACTTTTACCGGATTGGTCACGGTGGTGAGTACTCCAAGCGTCCATGCCTGCTACAATATATGCTACCTTTTCATATTGCACGCTGCTTTGGCCGGAATTAACTGTTATATGCCTGTTTAGCTCCATAACTGCTGCTGCCTGGTCTGTGTAATACACTTTTTCATCATCGTAATCACGCGAATATTCCCTGTATAAATATACTTGCCCATCTTCTGATACGGCAAACCATAACCATGCAAACGGATCATTGTATCCGTTGTCTACGGCCATCCACCGGGTCCAGTGCTCTGGTATAGTAAATGGCTCACAAACATGTATGCCGACAGAAAACTCCGGAAAAGCAGTATCTTCTCCGGCTGAAAAAGCTTCTTCTGGCGTAGAAGGATACTCTTGCAACGCTTCGGTTTTGCGCATGGTAGACACTGTGTCTGCATACCATTCCGGTGTACGCCTTGGATCTGTGTCCCATGGTAAAAAAATACGGTGAAACTTATATTTGTCTGCATTTTGCCATATATCGTGAAACAGTGTCATGCGCTTTGCTGTAGATAAGCCTATTACCTTTCCGCCTGTTGGTCTGTTTATGGTAGGATAGGCGGATTGCCATATCTCACGGGCATAATATTGGTATGCCCACTCATCCAATATAACCATAGCAGCAGTAAACGAACGGCCAGTGTCCTCTGTGGCAGGCATAGTAATAAACCTAGAAGGCTCTCCATCATTACGGAATATGGTTACCTCATGCGCCTTTTTTTCCCATGTCATTTCAGCCGCCTGTACATCTTTTACATCTGCCTTAGGCAGTACCATCCACGGTGGTAAATGTCTACACATAAACTGCATGCGCCTAACAAGCTCCATGGCATCTGCATCCTTTTTAGACAATGCAACAACCGTACAGCCTTTGCGGAACAATAACATATGCAGCGCTATCCATAGTACTAGCCACGTTATGCCTAGCTGTCTGGCTTTTAAGAGGATGTTACGCCTATTCTCCATAATTTCTCTGAGTGCCTGCTTTTGGCCTGGCCATAACCTAAACCTAGATATACCGCTAATGCTGTCTAGGTCCTCTACATACCCATAGGTGTCTATAAAATACTCTATGTTGTCTTTGCAATACGCCATTTCTGCTTCTACTGCCAGTATAAAGGCTTGGTCCAAATCATCCATGCTATCACCACCGCCTGTACATCATTTGCCGTATTTCTGTAGTACTAGGGGGCTTAGGAGGGTTTGCCCTTTGCCTTGCCTTTATAACACGCTTACGTCTGCTAATGTGGCGCTCCCATTTGCGTTTGTCACTTTTCCACTTAATCTGCTCCATAAGCGCATCGCCCCAGTCTATACCTGGTGCAATCTATTTGTAAACTACTTCCATAAAACGGAAATAGCGTATATGTCCACTTAGATAGTGCAGTATGCTGTAATCTGTACATGTTGCATACCTTGTCTTAAAGTGTTGGTCTATCATGCTCATTTCTTCTTCCGCCGTAAGATCTATGACGTCTGCCGGGAGTGTAATTTGGCATAGAGTGTTAAGCACCTTTTTAAGGCTTGTATGGCTTAGTCTTGGATGTCTGTGCCCAAATGTTTTATAGTACACGGACATATAGTATACAAAGGCCTTAAACACATCTGGTGGCCAGTCATGCGTTGCTATAATATCACTCACGGATAAAAGGTTGTGCAGTGGGATATAGTTTGGAGAAGAATAAGGTGTAGCAGTGCTTGCACTGCCCTGAAAAGGGGTATCATCACCAAGAGATTTCCCTATACTAGTATCTCTAATAGAAGAATCTTTGTTATGACATTTTGTCATAACCCTT